AAGCAAGAGCACTTAGCGAGGAGGAGCGAAGCGAAGGCAGAGCTTAGTACGATGCTTGTTCGAGGAACTTAGCGAGGTTCTTTCGAGCATAGTGAGTCGAACGTCCTTAAAGTGGAAAGCACAGTGGTGGATAGGAAAGCAGGATGGAATGTGGACTTATATGTGGTTTTGAAGGTACAGGAACATGTATCTGAATAATCCTCCTTAGCTCAGTCGGTAGAGCATGCGGCTGTTAACCGCAGTGTCGTTGGTTCAAGTCCAACAGGGGGAGTTTCCTTTATATAGGAAGAAAAAGGCTCCGTGGTCAAGCGGTTAAGACATCGCCCTTTCACGGCGGTAACACGGGTTCGATTCCCGTCGGAGTCATTTATAAAAAAGCTTGCATTTTTTGTAAAATGTGATAATATAATATAGTGTATGGCGCAGTAGCCAAGTGGTAAGGCATAGGTCTGCAACACCTCGATTCACCGGTTCAAATCCGGTCTGCGCCTCTCAAAAGAGCTTGTATTTACAAGCTCTTTTTTATTTCGTGTTGCATTTCGTGTTGCATAGTTCAATGAAATGCTGGTTTGCTATTTGATTCATGCGTTTTTCGGGGTCGGACATTACATGGCGATATACATTTTTTAGTACTCCATCATTCCCCCATCCGCCCCTTGCCATGATATAGCTGTCTGGGATACCAAGAGCATGCTGGATGGAAGCTGAATAATGACGAAGGTCGTGAAAACGAAAATGCGGGAGTCCAGCACGTTTTAATATTCTTGCAAAGCGGTTAGTAATAACATCTGGAGTCATGGATGTTATGTTCCCTTTTTTCCATTTCCATTTTTCAGCCACAAAATCTGGATAATCAATATATCGATCTCCCGCATAACTTTTTGGAACACGTATGATCCAATCTCCGTTTTCTGTACATACCATATTACAACAGACATGAACGATGTTTCCATCTATGTTTTTTGTATTAATCGCACATATTTCGCCTCTCCGCATCGGTCCAAAAGCTGCAAGAAGAATAGGTAATTCCATTTCTGTACCTTTTACATATTCTAGCAAACGCCTTATGTCGTCATCTGACGGGATGTAAATTGCTGGACGTACTTTCTTTGGCAAGGCAGTATTTAAAGCGAAATCTGGTCGGTATTGGCGAAGTACGGCAGATATTAGACCATGCATATTGCGGACCGTTTTAGGGCTATGCGTTTTTGCATATAGATTCACCTCTTTTTGGATATCCGCTTGTGTAAGACAGCTGACTTTAATTTCTGCTATCGTTTGGATGTCATTTTTCCGAATACGCTTATAATCCATAATTGTTCGGGGAGACAATATAGCTTCTCTGTTTTTGATATATTGATCTGTCGCTTCTCCAAACGTAAAGTCGTCTCTGGCCTCTTTATGACTTTCTTTGTTTGCCGCAAATTCCGCAGCCATCTGCTCAGCTATCCGCTTACCCTTTGGACCTGGAACATCAGAGGTAAAAGACTCATAGATCCTTTTCTTTTTGATAGTCCCGTCTGCCTGGATAATCTCTTCTGTGTGACTGAATACCTGGCATCTCCATGATCCGGATGGTAATTTTCTTGCTGTTGGCATAACATCATCTCCTTTGTATTTTGGGTATAAAAATAACAGCCAAAACAGAACGAAAGTTCTGGATTGCGAGGCTGTTCCGAAGATGATACAATATTTTTGACTTAATATAGGCATATCTTCGGATATGTATCCCGTCCTGGTGTTGGCGCGCCGGGGCGGTTTTTTTATTGAGTAAATTTCATAAACTATTTAGAGTACGCCAATTTTGCGGAAATCCCATCTCATTCATTATTTCGCTTCTGGTTAGCAAATTAAGTTTTTTATCTAGAGTTCCGATGGCGCGGTAAATTTCTTTGCTCATACGTTTATAATCATTTTTGGATAAAAGTCTTTTTAAAGCGATCAAACAAGCGAACAAATCACGCTTACCTTTTAAATATTCCCCACTTTGGTTTTGTTCGATGGCTAGTAGCTGATGATAAGGTGTTGTAGATAAAGGTTTTTTTGTTCGAAAACAATAGAGTCGATTTCCATGAGCGCAAAAGTTTCTTACAGTAGAAATATATGCAAGGGAACTTTCGAGTTCTTTATCCATTATATTAAAACAGCGAGATATATTTTGCCGTTCCTGCGGGAGCATTAAACTATAAAATTTACTAATTGTACCAAGAGTTAATATATTGTTCAAAACCCATAACGGAATGTAGCCGTGAGTTTTCAAGTAATGTGAAATACTCGGATCGTTGCTGTGTGTTGCTGTTTGTCGTTGGATTTCAGCAATAAGGCTTGTTATCTTAGATTCAGAATCTCGTAGTGCCGTGTTGAAATTTGTATAGATTAAATAATTCTTGTGCCCATGAGTTTCTGAAAAATAGTAAGATATTAAACTTTTTACGTGAGTTTCTGCCTCTAGGATATATCTAAAAAAGATATCCCGAAGAACTCTATCGAACTGATAAAGTGCATTGATTTCTTTCATTGTAGTTCCAGCTCGATATCTTACCGTTTCGGATTCGGTATCTAAGAATAATTTGTTATACCCATTTATAAGATTGTAATAACCATGTTTCTCTAAAACTCTCTTTGCGTAGTCACGGGAAGAGGCATCAGAAATATCAACACCACGTTCTTCCAAGAGATCTACAAGATCATCAAGTGTTTTAAAAACTTTTTCTACCATAAAACCTCCATAAAATAAAAGACCCCGGGCCCGAAGGACACCGGAGTACGTTCCATAATAATATATACATAAATGAAGATAATATTCTCCATTTAGATGATTACATAATAGCACAATACATCCTTTGTGTCAATTCAGCTAAACAAATTTTAGTATTTATTTAACAATAGTAATATTTCTATTAAGAACAATATGCGGTAGAATCACGTCCTGGTGTTGGTAGCACCGGGGCGGTTTTTCTTTAACGTAAAAGACCTCGTATTGCTACGAGGTCTAAATTTGTGCCATACTGCCAGTAAATGGCTTTGTATTATATAAAAGATAAGTTATCCAGCCGGGTGGCACTCCGGCATCTCTTTAAGACCACTGGGGCGTGATAGCTGCCTGTTCTATCCTTGAATAACTTACCTTTATAAACTATATTATTATCTCTGTGTAAAGTATAATACAATAAAAATATAGTTTTGTCAAATTAGACCTTCCAAGCTCGTCCTTGTTTTATGTAATTGTATAATTGCGACTCACGTAAAGGGTACATTGTTCTGTATGCTAATCGTCCATCTGTGGATAAGCGCACGGCAACAGATATGTGATCGATGAACCTACAAATAAAAGAAATACTGTCTTTATTTGGATGGATGCTGATAAATTCTGGATTCTGTATGATAACAGGTATCTGCTCAAAACACAGTTCATATTCTTCATTAGATACAAAATCTTTTCGATGTCTTTCCGTATGTTTGACACGGTCTTTCCAAAAAAGAATTTCTGTATCTGCCGAAAGAATATCTGTAAATTCAGGATACTTTTCAATGATAGAATCAATGATATCCTGACGTATACGCCCGATAGAAACAAATTTTAATCCATCGTCAAACAGATCTGTCGATAACGTTGTGACTTCTTTTATTACGATTCACCTTCTTTCTTTTGCGAATGCCCCGGACAATGCCGGGGCGGTTTCCATTTTATTTATTATTTTTAGGCTTTTTTACTAATGATACAATAGCAAGAATGGCGCATACTAAACACCAGGCAGCCCATATATTCAAATCTGTGTAACTGCCGGCAAGAGTAAATCCGCATAAAGCACCAATTCCAAAAAGAACTATAAGGGCAATATTACCGCCTTTACTACCATTTTTTGTAGCGATAGAAACAATTCCACCTACAAGAAGCATTATGGCGACTATAAGACCGGCAGAACCGCTTACTTCTCCGTTATCTTGCAAAGTGTTACTTACTCCAGCAGCACAGGACTGGAATGACACCATTGCGAACAAGACAATAGACAAGATTCCTGATACAAGTTTCCACGTTTTCATTTTCATTTCCTCTCTTTCTCTTGTAATTGTGAGAAAACCCAAACTTATTTATGTAAGCGCCGAAGCGGTTATACCTTTTCCATGACTGCCATATTCGGAATAAAATAAATTATGTAATTATCTATTTCGGTACAAATACCGTACTTATCACGATAGCAGTCGATGCATTCTTGTAAATATTCTACTGTTACTTCTAAAAATTCAGCAGCCTCATATGCTGACTGACATCCCGATTCAAAAGCATTGACGATCCCGGTCAGCCCGATCAACTTGTTATATCCCCAGAGCCGTGCCTGACGCTCCTGTTTCCGGTTTGACAGATCTTCCATATTTAGGATATTTCCGACTGATGTATGATGGTGTCCAAGTTCTTCAGCAAGGACACTTTTCTTTTCTGACATATTGAGGTTTTTGCTAATGGCAATTCGGTTTTTGTAAATCCGTCCGTTATATCCAGGAAGATTCTTTTCTTTTACTATCAGATTTTGACTTTCTGATTCTATAAGTAATTCTTCATAAGTCAAATACATCACTCCCATTCCGAATCATCCAACATGATTGAGTCGCCTGCCAGTCGTTCTTCTGGTGTGCTGTTTTTGTCGAGGTTGGCGGCGTTGACTTCCAGATGGGATGGCATCTCTACAATGTTCGCTGGCGTCTGTTCTGCCAGAGTCTTTGAGCGTTCATATTCCTTTTCAAGGGTGAAATCCACCATTTCCTTTCCGTGAGAATCGAGGAGACGGTATTTCTCGATGATTATATATTCGTCCACGGATACGCTGTTCTTCATAACTGGCATATCAAGGGCATCTTGAAAGAGATAATTTGCATCGCAATTTAAAATATCCATGATTTTAAATAGTATAGGTTCTTTAGGAGAACTGACTTCATTTTCATAATTGGAAATAGAGCCAACGGTTATGCCTAACAAATTAGCTAATTCCCCTCGCGAAAGACCTTTATTTTCCCTAAGCTCCTTTATTCTGCTTCCAACACTCATTACCTCACCAACTTTCTTTATTCTATACAAGCATTGTAGTTCAGTTTTCTTGTTGTGTCAATATAAATAAACAAGAAATTTATTAAAACACTATTGACAAAACAAGAAACTTGTTATATATTCGTAATTGACAAGAAACTTATTTAAACGAAGGGAGGAAACAAGTTGCTTGATATTCAGACATCTAACAGTATTGTAGCAAATCGTGTCCGGGAAATCATAAAGGAAAAAGGCCTTAAACAAACGGCGATAGCGGAAAAAGCAGGGTTTTCAACGCAGGAGTTTAGCGATATGTTGAATGGACGTCGTTTGATGCGGGCGGTAGATATAGCATCTATCATAAGCGCATTAAGAGGAGTCGGAGTAGACGCAAACTATTTGTTTATGGTCGATTCTGCTGAAATCTATGAAGGCCAAAAGAAGGGAGAGTGATAGAGATGTACATACATGAAGCGATTGCGAAAGCGGTAAAAGAAGAAAAATACATAGAACGAAAGAAGTTCGAAAATGAAACCGCATATCGTAAGCTGAAAATAAAACCAACCAATAGTAGCGCACACTGTATGGCCTATACATTCGATCAAAACGAAAAAGAAGTCCACCACTGCAAGAATTGGAATCCTTCAGCGGAGGACTTAATGGCAAATGACTGGGAATTATCCGATTAAAGATTTGATTTTCTTAATATACTGATATCCCTTTTTTAACATGGTATTTTCTTCACAATCACGGATTGCGGCAGGATGCAAAGTTGTTATGTAAGCTATTGCGTCAGCGATAAAAACGGAGACCAGACCATCGTGATCCAATACCATTAGTGCGTCAGAAATATGTTTTTCCGTTTCTTCTGGGAATAGAGATAAGAAAAAATCCATATCGAATCTATCCCGTTCGGATTCATGGTAAGACATAACCATTGCTTTTAAAGCATTATCTGCAATTTTTTGCAATTTCATAGCGCAACTACTCCTTTCATACTCGGATCTGGCGGGAGCCTGTATTTCAAGTATAGGAGATTGAATGAAGAATGACAAGAGATTAAAAGAGAAGGAGGTGTATAAAGATGGAAGAAAAAATTTTGAAAGAGTTGGAATTGATAAGGAAAGAGCATAATCGGTTAAAAGAAATATCTTATCAAGATCTTAAAGAAATCTATAATACATGCATCGTGCTGGAAAAAAGAATGGATGTCATAAAAGGCATCCACCGGAAAAATACTATTTTATTCCTTGCAATCTTAGTGATCTCTTTTGCTTGTCGTTTATATTCTTTTCGACAGTATCGCTAAGAGATTTTGATTTTCCAAAGTCATAAAGGATATCGACTAAAATATCTTTTAATTCTGACTTTGAAAACGTATCATTCTGAAAATGGTTACTAAGATGCTTATCAACGATATGTTCAATTTCAGATTTAAGCATACAATGTCTCCTTTCTTAAAAATTAGGTGCTGTAACACCTGTAAATACATTATAAGAGAACTGAAAGAGCAAATCAATAGAGTGGGAATAGGGATAATAGCAAAGCCAAAGATGATATGACGTTGGAACAAGAAAATCTATCCTACAGCTTGCAAAAGAGTTTCACGAAAGAAAGGAGAATGATAGAGATGTACATACATGAAGCGGCAAAAAAGGCAATGGATGAAAGAAAGTATATAACTACGCCAGAATTTGCCGGGAGCACAAAAATCAAACCGACAAATGAATCAGGAAACTGTGTTGTGATGATGCATGACGGAAGCCACCCGTCAAAATATGGATGGCAACCGACAGCAAATGACCTGATAAGGGACGACTGGATCATAGTTGATTAGAACCATGATCGAATCTCTTTTTGAGCTGTATAACCCTTTTTGATGAAAGTATCTTCTTCAGCATTCCGGATAGCAGACGGAAGCAATGTTGTTGTATAGGCAACATTGTCTGCACGAAAAACGGAAACAAATCCATATAAGAAAATGGAGGACGATACATGGATATTATGACAATTCTGTGCAAGGTTATGTTGTTTATGTGCTTGATATTATCGTTTCCAGCAATAATAGGATGCATAATTCTAACTGTTGTTGGAGATTGGTTTGATCGAATTATATGTCCTATGATTATTGTGGTATTAATTATAGCAGTTGTTGTGATATGGAAAGCTTTGGGCTTCTAAAACAGAAGGAAGTAGAGGTGAGCTGAGTGAAAACAAATGGAACGACAGATGTAAGAAAAGAAAGAAACAAAATAGTTGCAATAATTTTTGAAGAAACTGGGGAACGATTCGAGATTGAAAAAAGGATCGCAATTCCTATGATTGAGGCTCTGAGAACGCGGAAAAGAATAAAAGAGAGCCCGGAGAATATGGATGTTGACATAATAAGAACTGCAAAATTATTGTACACACTCTCCGAGCTAAATCAGATTTAAGAATCATCATTTCCTGCTGAGTGAAGAAATTCACAAGCTTCATCATAAGCGTCCATATATAACTGTATTTTTTCCGAGATGGACAACTGATAAGACGAAGAAGCGACAATAGCTAATGCAATTTTTTCGGGATCGAATTTTTTATCCATATGAGGTCTCCTTTCATAATACTCGGCATGGCAGTGCTTGTATTTCAAGTATAGGAGATTGAATGAAGAATGACAAGTTACTTAGTTATTTATTTCAGATAGCCGAAAGGAGGCATGAATTATGCCAAAAGTACTATTAACAAAAGCACAGGAACGACAGGAGCGTGCATCTAGGGTGCTGAAGATCAGCATCATGGACCAGCATACGGATCAGCAACAGTTATCCAAAAAGACGGGGATGCCGTATGGAACATTGAACAAACGGATTAACAAGCCAGAGACCTGTAAGCTGGAAGAGTTATGGAGAATTCTGGACGCATTGAACGTCCCAGCGGAAGAACGGGCAAAACTTTTAATGTGAGAGGGAGGTGATAACGATGCATCGAAGAAAACTGCGGAAATACCGGATCTTGAAAGACATCTGTGCAGTGGTCGGGGGAATTGCCGTACTGGTGATGGCCGGATCCGCTGACAGTTACAGCCAGAACATTATCTCAACGGCAGAGTTTTTGCTGTCGTTCGGGATCGCGCTGGATATGACGGTTGTAGCGTACATGTTGCATGGCTGTGTGAAAGACAGGGAGAAGCATTATCTCCAGATGCGGGAACTGCGCCGGAGACATCGGCTGCAGGGCATGAAAAAGAGTGCATAGGGACGGCAATCCCAGATATGCACTCGCTAAAATAACCAACTTTATTATGACAGATAAGAAAGGAAAAAGCAAATGGAGAAACAAAGAAAATATGAACTGACCAAAGAAGACCTGGAAACACTGATCTTCTTGGCAGCAAACAGAATATGCGACCAGAAGAAAACGAGTGAGGAGAAAGAGATAGAGATTTGTGGGTACGCGGCGGAGATTACAAGAGAACTAATAGACCATCTGACGGGTGAGAACCCTTTCGATCAGGATCAGATGGAGCTTGTAGATGCTGTTTTACATAAAAGTACAACTATCATAATCGGAATTCCAAGATGAAAAAGAATGGAAACGAAGAAAAAGAAATCCTTTGGATTGTCCGCTATGAAAACGGAGATATCGGGTGCCTGTATGGGACAAGGCAAGCGGCTGAGGAGTACGCACAGAGAGAAGCGGAAAAGAAAGGGACCGGATATTTCATTATCTGAGATAGGACAATCCGAACAGAAAGAAGAAATAGGAAATACAATACCCTCCCGGAGCCCGACAGCTCAAGGGAGGGTAAGCCATACATCTTAGACATACTCAGTATAGCATGTATGGCGGGAAAAGACAACGCAGGATTCCGGAGGGTACGGATCCGCATTTGAAACAGGGGGAAGCCAATCCCCTTTGAGACTCGATAAGGGTATTATTTCAAGGACAAGAAACCGGAGGAAAGAGGAGATGCCATACATCAAGACGACCTGCAAGGCGGGAAAGACAAAAGAGTATGAATTTTATTATTCATATCGATTTGACCAGAAAGGGGGGAGCCGGAAAAAGAAAGAGAACAGGACTCCAGAAGCACAGAGACAAGTCAACCGGAGGATGGCCGAGAAAAAACTCACCCGATTGATGAACGCCAACCTTTCCGGGGAGGATTATTACCTTACACTCAGCTACCGGAAAGAGAAGCGGCCGGATCGGGAGACATTGAACCGGGACATCCGAACACTTTTACGAAAACTGCGGAGGATCTACCGGAAACACGGAAAAGAACTGAAATACATATGGACGGCGGAAAAAGGGGAGAGGGGAGCTGCACACCTTCATATTGTTGTCAATGGGATCGATCATATATCACACATCATAAGAGATCTATGGGAAAAGGGATGGATCTGTATTAAGCCTTTGGATAAGAGCGGGCAGTACCGGAAACTGGCCGGGTATTTCATCAAGTATTCGGACAAGACCATGAAGACGGAGCAAGGATTCATCAACAAAAGATACTGTAGCAGTAAAAATCTTATCATTCCAGAACCGGAGAAAAAGAAGATCCGGGGACGGAACGCCTATAGCCATAAAATTGAGGTTCCGGCCGGATGGTACGTGGATAAGGAGAGCATCCGGGAGGCTTGGCACGAGATAACAGGGTATTTGTATTTTTCCTACACGCTGGTACAACTGCCGGACAACAAGGCAGACCGGGAACGGCAGAGGGAAGAATCTTATATCCTGAATCTGGAGACCGGAGAAGTGGAGATCACAGAAAGGAGGACCGACCGTGGAAAAAGCGCCAAGAATCACAAGAAGAACCTTGCGGAAACATCTGGAAGAGGTCACAGAAATCGCGTGGGAGCATGACGCGGAAGAGGCATATCGAATTGTAAAAGAAAAATGGGAGATTGGGAGCAGTAGGTCCTTCCGGGATTTCCTGAATAAAGAGCATATTACGACATATCAGAGAACGGCAGCGGAAACCATGACACTGGAAGACAAGGAAAGATTTTCCAAAGAGTGGAACAAAGCCATAGAGATGATAAAGGAGTGGAGGAGAAAGAAGTGAGAAATTACCGAGTCAAGGAACGAAAGACACCGGATGGCCGGATCCAGCTCACCGGATCGGAAGATGCGGAGCAGGAGAAGGTGGTATGCTGGGCCAAACTGATGAGCAACGCTTACCCGGACCTGGAATTGCTCTACCATGTGCCCAATGGGGGCAGCAGGAACAAAGCTGAGGCGTCCAAATTGAGACGGATGGGAGTGAGGGCAGGGGTGCCGGATTTGGTGCTCCCGGTTCCCCGCGCCGGATACGCCGGACTGTACATTGAACTAAAAGTCGGGGAGAACCGGCCAAGCAATAGCCAGAAAGACTGGCTGGAGAAATTGACGATCCAGGGCTATCAGGCGTTGGTCTGTTATGGTGGGAACGAGGCGATCCGTGCACTGGAACAGTATGTAACAGCGCCAAAGACCGTTTTGGAGATGAGGGAAGGAAGAGAAGGTGGAAATTTGTAGAAGAATTCTGGAATGGATCCGGAAACCCAGGAGAAAAGAGATGACAAAGAAGCAGGAAGAGGAAAGCGCATGTGAAAGGGTTCCCGATGAGAGTGAGGGGAAACCAGATCAGGAACAAGAGCTGGTGGAGGAAATAGAGTCATTCAATGATGCGCTTTCAGAAATAGGGAAAACAGCACAAGAGGCTGCGGACTCATGGGATCAGTTTCACAAGGTTTGGGAGCAGGCGATAGAAGCTGTTGCGAAAAAGCTTGCGGAAAAATTTGCGAAGATCGAAAGAGAGGAAACGAATAATTGGAGGAAACTACACGGGAAACCGATGAGAAGGAGAGGTGGATGGCATGGCAGGATTTGACGTAATAGAGATGCTGAATGGAAACAGCATCCAAGCGGCGGGAGCGCGGCAATGGTATCAGGAAACGAATTATGAGGACGCGAAAGAGATCATACGGGATGAGCTGGGAAATATCCGGAACTCCTTCGTCAAGGTAGGATATTTCCTGCGGAGGATCAAAGAGACAGAAGGATATCAAGAGGATGGATATGAAACAATCTGGGATTGTGCGAAAGACCAGTTTGGGATCACCAGGACGACCGCCAGCAGATGGATGGAGATTAACCGGCGTTTCTCCGAAGGAGGATACAGTCCATATCTGGCGGAAGAATATAAGGGGTATAACAAGAGCCAGCTACAGGAGATGCTGTACCTCCCGGAGGAAAAGCTGGAAGAGGTGGATCCGGGAATGACCGCAATGGAAATCCGGGGCAGCAGGAAAGAGCCGGAAGAAAAAACACAGGAAAGTGCGGAAACGCACAGAGAAGAGTGCGAGGAAGAGGACGAGATCCCAGGACAGATGAGGGCGGAGGACTACCTGGAAGAATCAGAAGAAGTAGACACTCCAGACATAGCGGACGAAAAAACGAGTGAGATTCAGAGGATAGTAGAGGAAGAGCGGCAGCGGCAAGATAGGGAGAACCCGGATCCGGGGCGGCAGGACACAAAAGAGAAAGCATCGATTCGGGAACAGAAAACTGAAAGCATCCTGGACACCGCAACGAAAGAAGAGGATGAAACGTATGCAAGAAAGCTTCATGTATTGAAAATGCTGGAAAAGTATTACATTTATCTGAATGAAGAGGAGATAGAGGTTCTCAAAGGTATGGTACAGGATTGCAAGAGAAGAAAACAGGAGTATGCGTTGGAAGACTGTGGAACAACATCATAGGAAACAGGAAGGAGGGACAAAAAATGCAGATCGAGGGGGATCAGTGCCGGAGATGCGGGTCACTCCAGACAGAAGTCATAGAACGCAGATATCGGAAAAAAGTAGACAGAGTCATCCGGAGACGGAAATGCCTGGAGTGCGGATATAAGTGGAACACAGTGGAAGTCTACGCAGAAGATTGGGAGAGGATATCCAGAGCAGGACGATAATTAACCAGAACAAGAGAAAGGAGAACGAGTTGCGCGCATAATAACCGGTTTCTCCTGAGTGAATGATGACAGAAAAAGAGATTAGATTGGTAGAAGAGAATGTCCCGCTTGCGGGGTACGTTGCGAAACGCTGGGTGAAGCAAGCTGGGATAGAGTGGGAGGATCAAAATGAATAAGATAGACGAGAAGGTAAAAAAGCTTTTGGAATATGACTTGCAACCCACCCTGCGAGGCGGATGGAAAATAACGGAAGAAATGTGTGTGTTAATCCATGAAATCGCTGAGGAGTGTAACAAATTAGAAGTAACGCAAAAAATAAATATGGATATACCGGAGTGGCTTGAAGAGGCCGATCCGGAGGAAATCTTTATATACATGCTCCAGAAGATGGTTTCTGCGCAAACAAGGATACATATGCTTTGCGTTCCGAGAATTTTGCTCCCCATTATAGACAGAAAGCTTAACAGCGAAAATGACAGATTTCCTCATGTAGTCGGACAAGGAGCTGAAATATATTATAACGGAGAATGGAAAAGAGGGAAGATTGTTGAGGGGTACCGGTTCAAAGACGGGGTTGTAACGATAGAAACTCCTGAAGGTGAGCGGATATGGTGCGGTGAAGATCGAAAGGATTTATACCGGCCGGGGAAAGGGTATATATGTTAGATTTTGGATTTTACAACATGGACTGTATGGAGGGAATGAAAGAATTTCCTGATAAGTATTTTGATCTGGCTGTTGTCGATCCCCCATATTTCAGCGGGCCGGAGAGACGGGGATTCTACGGAAGAAAAATAAGCCCGATAGGAGTCCAGAGGATATACGAAAAAGCAGAAAGATGGGAAATTCCGGGTCCGGAATATTTTAAAGAGCTTGAAAGGGTATCGAAACATCAGATCGTTTTCGGATGTAACTATTTCAGATGGTATTTTCGGCCGGGGCGTATTGTATGGGACAAGTGCAACGGGAAAAGTACCTTTTCTGACTGCGAGATTGCATCCTGCAGCTTACATGATTCTGTAAGACTGTTCCGTTATATGTGGAATGGGATGATGCAGGGGAAATCTATTGATCAGGGATGGATGCAGCGTGGGAATAAGGCGCTGAATGAAGTAAGGATTCATCCCACGCAAAAACCTATAGACTTATATCGCTGGATTATACGGGAATACATAAGACCGGGATGGAAGGTGCTTGACACTCATGTAGGAAGCGCAAGCAGTCTGATCGCTTACGGAGAAGCAGGAATTGAGTATGTAGGGTTTGAAAAAGGTGAAAAAATATATGAAAAAGCGAAGAGAAGACTTAAAGAGGAAATGGCGCAGATGAGTATTTTTGATTTAGGTGTAGAAAGAATTTAAGAAAGGAGATCAGCCTCCGGCCGGGGAAAGGGTATACCGGGCTTCTTAGAAAAATGGATAAAGAGAAAAAATCAATAGAGAGAATAAAAATGGCAAGTGAAATGAGCCTACATCACTATGGAAAACCGCTTGTTTGCACGTATAGCGGAGGTAAGGATAGTGATGTGATATTAGAGCTTTTTAAGCGATCCGAGATCCCATTTGAGGTACATAATAGCCATACCACAGCAGACGCACCCCAAACAGTTCAGCATATTCGGAAGGTATTCCGGGCTTTGGAAATGCAGGGTATCCCGTGCGAAATTGAGAAACCAACCTACAAAGGAAAAAGAACAAGCATGTGGGAACTGATACCTCAGAAACTTATGCCACCGACACGGCTTGTGAGATACTGTTGTTCTGTCTTAAAGGAAACGGGATGTAAAAATAGATATATTGGAACAGGAGTAAGATGGGACGAAAGTATAGCAAGATCAGATCGCGGAGAATTTGAGAGACTTGGAAAGACAAAAAAAGAAACTGAGAAATTTGATGCAGTCATGCTGATGAACGACAATACAGCATCCCGCCGAATGACAGAGTTATGTATGCGAAAGAATAAAATGGTAGTCAACCCGATTATTGATTGGACGCATACCGATGTATGGGAGTATATCCATTCAGAACATATTGAAACATGCGAATTGTATAAAATGGGATACGACCGTGTGGGCTGTATTGGATGCCCTATGATGGGCAAGAAACGCTGGAAAGAATTTGCGGACTTTCCAAAATACAAAAGCCTATATATACATGCGTTTGAACGGATGCTTAAAGAGCGAAACAAAAGAGGGAAAGAAAGCAAATGGGAAACAGGGGAAGAGGTTTTTAGCTGGTGGATGGGAAATGATGATATACCAGGTCAAATGTTCTTAGATGAAATTTGTGGTGATGAGAATTAAATCACAACAAACGAAAGGAGACCAGAGATGGCGAAATTATTAAACAGACCATATACGAACGAAGAAAAGAGGCAGATCCTTGATATGCTGCGGGGAAACATAAACAGAATATCTGTCTCGACTGATGTCGAAGAGATTGTATGTTAGCTAAATTTTGCTGTGGATAGGCTGTCTGCGGTGGCTTATTCGAGGATTAAGGAGATCAGAGATGGATACAGAAATGATGATTAGAGAACTGAAAAGAGTTGCAGAGAAGCATAAACACGACAAAGTATTTACCGGTCAACTTGATGTAGCAAAAATGGCGTATGACACAAGAAAACGGCTTGAAGAACTAAAACCATACGAGGACACCGGGCTCACCCCGGAGCAGATCATGGAGCTGAAAGAAGCAGTTCAGAAACTCGAAAATATATTCGGAGATGAAATTACAGTTAATCAGGTTATTGATTTTTTCGTTGATTTCTATATTGCACAGGGTGATCCAGACAGAGTGGAAAAAGCAGAACTGTTGACAAACGAAGAAGCTGCGAAGTGGCAGGAGCTGAAGGAGCGGGATACGGTGAAGAAACCCGTGCAAACGAAAGATGGAATGGTTTGTCCGATATGTGGTAGCAAGGCAGCTCCGTGGAGCCGGTTCTGCGATGAATGCGGACAGAGATGGTTGGGAAGAGGCTTAAATGAGAGGATGAAAGATGTGGAAAATATTTATAACATACGATGATAAATCGAAAGTGACACTGACGGGAAAGCATAAGGATATTCCGCTGAGATTGGCAAAGAAATATTATCTTGAATATGTCAGCGATAAAAGGTGTCAAGCGGTATATCAGCAGTATCCTAAAAAGGAACATGAAAGCATGGACTTAATGGATAAGATTGAACAGTTGGAAGAGGAGGACTGACGTGCAGGAATTAGAAAAACTCGGAAAAGTTATGGGTGTGGTTATGGATAATTGTGACGATTGTCCTCTTGAAAGAATATGTAGTTCTGCTGTCTGCTATATCGAATGGAAGAGGTTTTTTGAATCAAAGGTAAAAGAGGAAGGATTAGAGAAATGCAAGAACTAGAGAAGATTCTGGAAGAAATAGAGAAACAGAAAAGCTGTTGTTTAATGATTGGCTATGCGAAAGAGTATAATCAAGGAGCATTAAAAATGGCCGAAGTGATAGAGGACATCATCCGCAAGCACATGGATAACAATAATTTGTGCGAGAAATGCAGCCGGAGAAAATGGTATCAGATAGGATATAAAGATGGAAAGAATGACGGCTGGATTCCGGTGGAGGAGCGGATGCCAACAAAAGAGGAATGTGAAAAGAATCAAACAGGTTGTATAAAATTTTGGATTACTTATGGCTACAGAGGTAATTATTCGACTTTACTTGCAAATTGCAAGTGGGTTGAAGCTGACAATGAAGATGGAACTACAGGAGATTTTGCGGAATTTTGGGTAGACCAATATCCTCAGATATTTTATCCATCATCAAATTTGATAAGGGGATGGAAAATAATAGAGGCACCAGATCCATACCGCCCGGAAATGGGAATTTCCATTCAGCAATAATGAACTATGTATTTTGTCTTTTCTGACTTCCGAAAGAATATCGGAAATGGAAGATAATTTTGAAGAAAAAGATCCGCATAAATATATTGAATTAACACAGTTGAACGCAAAGTTAAATTCATTTGTATGGATGATGGATCGGAAAGGAACAAAGGAGAATGTAAATACAGGAGGGAAAAATGAAAATAAAAGCTCAGGACGGAAACATTTATGAAGCAAGAAACTTAGAAATGGACGTGTGTGTTTTAAAGTGTAATGACATCAAAGACAGGAGAAAAAAACATAAACTTGGTAAATACAAAAGCCTTGATAGAGCAAGGGAAGTGTTTTCAGAAATAGCATGTTGCAAAGAAAATTATTTTGAAATGCCGGAGGAATAAAATATGGATTTGTGCATTCTTTGATTCGAAAGGAGAATAAAAATGCAGGAACTAGAAAAGATTCTGGAAGAAATAGAACATCTTGAAAAAATACAGTTTTCAAGTTATACGAAACCGCTCATTACGATAGAAGATGTTGAAAAAATCATCCGCAAGCACATGACTGACGGCTGGATTCCGGTGGAGGAAAGGATGCCGGAAAGGACACCTGATGAAAAAATAAATAACTCATACAAAAAATATCTTGTGTTTATCGACAATATAGATTATTGGGATATTGATATAGCAGTGTATGATCTTTGGAATGATAAAAAATGGAGGGAATTTAGTAATACGTATTGCGAGATTGAAAATGTTACAGCTTGGTGCCCTCTTCCAGATCCATACAAGAAAATACAGGAGGAAAATAAATGATAAAGGTAACTCATAAACGAAACAGATCAAAGGTACTCAGGAATCGGAAGAACAAAAGGTATATGAGACGGCATATGGATGTACTGAGTTACTTAAGGGAAAGGACCAGTGATAAAAATGAGCACAAGGGATACATACCTTAAGGATTATGGACTGACATACGAAGATGGGAGACGGATCGTTGCATACTGCCGGAAAGCCAGGGACTACGATCAGAGACTGATTCTTCAGGCGGCGCAGGAAGTCTACCCGGAGATTGCACCATATCTTTTCTTAAATCTTACAACTGGGCTTGGATATGACAGGATGGGAAATATACAGATGCAGCGGAAAGATTTCCAGGGATACCGGCGAAAGACGATAGAGACGTATAACAGGTATATGCTGTTGAATGGGAAACAGATTGTGTGAGGTGAAATAGTGGAATATTTAAAGAAATGTCCGAAATGCGGGAGGTATATGACACAGCATTTAAGATATGTATATGGACAAGCATTTACCATATATTCTTGCTTTTGCGGATATTCAGAAGATACATGTGGTGTTAGATATGATAATAAAACAACTTATACGGGAGGTGGAGCAAGTGACAGAACGGTTGACACAGAAAACAGATGAAGGAATTTTGGTTAAGGAATCTCATGGTGAAAATGTTATAAAAACTCTATATCAGTGCTATGGGGCAGAGCCATTACCAGACTATTCTAATTGTGATGAAGGATATTTGGCTATGGAAAAACTATTAGAATATGAAAGTGCCGAGGAAGATGGAAGATTGGTGGTGCTGCCATGTAAAGTTGGAAGCACTGTATATTTGATATGCCACAGATATACAAAATGTTCTAAATATGGAGAGAGTTTTGAAGAATATAGTTGTTCAGGCTGCGAAGAGTGGGAATGCGATAGCCATAAAGAATATTATATTCATGTTAATCAATCTGTATCATTAGAATGGATTGTAAGGAATATGCGACTGGACACCTTTGGGAAAACCATATTTCTTACAAAAGAAGTTGCCGAGAAAGCATTGAAAGAAATGCAAACTAAATAAAATATGGGTACAACGAAACAGCCCCATATGCGGTAAAATATAATTAAGAATACCGTGTGTGGGGTGATTTTTTTGAACCATGAAGGATATCAAGATCATACAGCAGAATACGCAATCAGGAATATGGGGCGCCTTCCGTATCATACGAGGACAGCACTGTATCATCTGAATCAGATAGCGAGCTTATTAGGATTTGAAATTGTTGCCGTAAAAGATAAAAGAACAGGCAAGGAGTATAGGCATTGAAAGAACTAGATGTAAAACAGGAAAATGAACGAAAAAAAGAATATCTTGATGGATATAGAAAATGCGTGAGACAGTTAGATAGGCTTAACGAAGAACTTTCAGAAATCCGAATAAATAAGATGTTCCCGTCTTTGATACAGGATGGAATGCCACACGCTCATACCACTACTGACCTTTCTGGATATGCTGCAAGAATTGACAAAATCGAGAGAAAGATTGTGAAAGCAAGATATCAAAAGATAAATAAACTGAAAAATATCAGGGATAGAATAGAAAGAATGAGTGATGAAAATGAGAAAGATGTACTGTTTTATAGATACATAAAAGGAATGAAATGGGAAGAAATAGCAGTAAAAATGATGTATACATATAGGAATGTCACAAAAATACACGGAAGAGCTTTAAAGAATTTTCAGATATAATGATAAATACATCCCGATGATTATGGGCGGTATTGGTATTGTCTTGTGTGCCATCTGGGTATTGGCGACAAGCCCACTGACAAACAGCCAATCGCTATGGCAGTGTTTACGGCACTTGTGCAGGGGATTCTTGTTGCCGGACTGAGTACATATGTGAATCAGGTTATTAAGCAGGTTAAAAAGACGGAGGAATAATTTATGTGTGATTTAAGACCAATGGAATTAAGAGATACTGTTGACATGATGAACAGCGAGGACTACAAAGAGAGATTCAAAGCGGAATATTGTCAGACTGTTATCAGATACGGGAAACTAAAAAATATGTTGGACAGGTGGGATGAGGGAATCCTGAACTTTTCTCCAACGTGTCCAAGAAGTACATACGATATTCAGATTAAGGCTATGACCGATTATATTGCGATTCTTGAAGCAAGGGCAGTTATAGAAGGGATTGAGTTGTTCAAATAATGCTTACACCAGAATACCTATACCGCATAACCGAAGGGGCTGAGGAGATTAGTTCCTAGATCCATAAAAACGTCACAGACAAGAAAAAAGAGTTCCTATTAATTCCCATATGGTTATTGATATAATATAAACTGCCAAGATCAATAAAGGAATACTAAAATATTTAAAAAATGTTATCCGAACAATGCGGAGATTGGGATATAGCTCAGTTGGTAGAGCACCTGTCTTATACACAGCAAGTCCTCGGTTCGATTCCGAGTATCCCGATTCCGGAGAAATGCAATCTCCGGAAATTTCACTTACCCCTCGACAGACACCGCGACGGGACAACGGAGGGTTCGACTCCCTCCGCACGGTTTATACATGTGGACAAGCTCCTTTAGTTTGTATGTGATTCAATGGTTTCAATTTGTTTTCTCCCCCTAATAAATCAGTCCGCATGTAAATTTTAAGACCGATGCTTTGCGTATTGTAGAGCACCGGTCTTTTATGTAAAGGATTAACAAATATGAAATTAGGACAGATTATGAGAAAGCTACAAAAGGCGATCTTGCAAAAGGGGCTAGTAATCAAGGTAGGCACAACGCAATTTTACAGTGCAGAGCAGAATCGCATGATAACGATATACATACTTAGTACACGAGTATTGCAGAAAACTCAAAATGATGAGTGGAAAGAGAAAGACTACGAAATACTGCGGAGTGCTTCACAGATAGAAATTGTGAACTGTTTAAATGATATATGGCAGGCGGTGAGAGAATGAGTGAAATTAAATAAAACTTTGTCCCTTTTGTGGGAAAGAAGCACATATTATTGAAACATACTGTAAAGATACAAATTTCAGAGGATATTATGTGCATCATACGTGCCAGAAATTTATGAGTTCTTTAAGAACTGGAAGTTTTGATACAGAAGAAGAAGCGGCGCGTGAATGGAATACAAAATTACATAAGGACGGTGGGTAAATGAAACTCACACCAAAGCAGAAAGCCTTTGCGGATGAATACTTGATATGCGGAAACGTTACAGAAGCAGCAAAGAAAGCGGGATATTCAGGGAAAACAGCCGCAGTAATAGGGAATGAAAACCTTAAAAAACCTAATGTTCTTGAATATATAGCAGAACGCCAGAAACAGATTGATGATTCCCGGATCGCTGATGTAAAAGAGGTTATGCAATTCTACTCCGATGTCCTCCGCGGAGAGGTAAAAGATCAGTTTGACATGGATGCAGCTCTGTCAGACAGGATCGCTGCTGGAAAAGAGCTGATGAAACGGTTTGAAAGATCGGATGAAGGAAAGAAAGATGCTCTTGATAAGCTTGACAATTTGCTGGATAAGATCGGGGGCGTGATCTAATGCCATTTACGAAAAAACAGAGAGAATATCTTGACAATGCAAATCATCGCTGGAACATCAAACAGGGAGCGACAAGAAGCGGAAAGACTTATCTTGATTATTTTGTGATTCCAAAGCGCATACGGAAAGTCATCGACAAGGATGGGCTTACCGTTATATTGGGAAACACAAAGGGAACCCTGCAAAGAAACATCATAGAACCTTTGCAAAATATGTATGGGACAAGCCTTGTTACTGACATTAAGTCTGATAACACGGCTTATTTGTTTGGGCAGAAATGCTTTTGCCTTGGAGCCGACAAGGTGACAAGGGTTAATCAGATCCGTGGTGCAAGCATCAAATACTGCTATGGAGATGAGGTTGCAACTTGGAATCGAGAAGTATTCACCATGCTAAAATCTCGTCTTGATAAGCCGTACAGCAAGTTCGACGGGACTCTTAACCCAGAATATCCTACTCACTGGATCAAAGAGTTTATCGATTCTGATGCAGATATATATTGTCAAAGTTACTGTATAGATGACAACCCAACGCTCGATTTTACATTTGTCGAGAACCTGAAAAAAGAGTATGCAGGCACTGTCTACTACGACAGATACATTTTAGGGAAATGGAAACGCGCAGAGGGCGCGATCTACATTAAATTTGCAGATAATCCAGATGGATTTGTGAAGAGTGCAGATAAAGAGCATATCTCTCGTATAGATATAGGGATTGACTTCGGAGGGAACGGATCCGGTCATGCGTTTGTGGCTACTGCAAAGTACTCTGACGGAAGAAAACAGCCGGTAATGAGCAGAAAGCATATGAAAAAAGACTTTAGGCAAGGGGTTGATGCAAATCTTCTGTCCGAACTTTTTTTGGAATTTGTAGAAGATGTTATAAAGAAATACGGGAAGCCGTCTAATGCATACTACGACAACGCAGAGACAGTCCTCGGCCAGAGCATAAAAAACGCATGTGAAAAGAAATTCCCGTACTTGCATGTAAGGCCAGCAGTAAAAAAGAAAATTAATGACCGTATAGAATACACAGTCCAGCTCATGGGAGCCGGACTTTTTTCAATTACAGAGGATTGTGAAACGCTGTCAAAAGCATTGCAAGAAGCGGTATATAATAGCAAGTCAATGGAAGAAGAAAGGCTTGATGATGGAAGTACTGACATCGATACGCTTGATGCGTTTGAGTACAGCATAGAAAGAGACTTCTCTGGGACACATTATAACAGAGTAATAGGAGGGATATAGCATGTTTCGGGTAGCAGCAGGGACAGGAATGACACCGGAAATATTGTCAGAATATATCGGAAAGCATAAGCAGGAAGTGATAAAAAGATACCAGAAATTACATAACGCATATGTGAATGATTACGAAATCTTTCATCTTCTTAAAAAAGCTGCATATAAGCCGGACAACAGGATATCCGTCAATTTTGCAAAATACATCACGGACACCATGAATGGGTTCTTTATTGGGATTCCGATTAAGACAACAAACACGGACGAAGTGGTATCGAACTACATTGACTTCCTGGATCAATATAACGATCAGGATGATAACAATGCAGAGCTTTCAAAGATATGCAGTATCTACGGAAAAGGGTATGAGATGTATTACAACGACATCGAAGGAAACATCGGCATCACGTATCTTACACCGCTTGAAGCCTTTTTCATATACGATGACAGTATATTAGAGAGACCGCTTTATTTTGTCCGGTATTATCTTGACGCTGATAACGTAGAGCGTGGAAGCTGGTCGGATGGTAGCATCGTACAACACTTTGTACAGAATGGATCGTATCGTTGGGATGGAGAAGCCAAGGCGCATCACTTTGAAGGAGTTCCAGCAACAGAATTTATCGAAAATGATGAGAGAGTCGGAATATTTGAAGGCGCAATGCCTATGATAGATGCTTATAACAAAGCATTGTCAGAAAAGGCGAATGATGTAGATTATTTTGCTGATGCGTATTTAAAAGTACTTGGACAACGGCTTGAAAAAGAAGATGTGCAGCATATACGAGATGATAGGGTTATTAACTTCGACGGAGATGTAAACGGGGTAGAGGTTGATTTTCTCCAGAAGCCAAACGGGGACGAGACTCAAGAACATCTTTTAGATCGTCTGGAACGGCTTATTTATCAGATCAGCATGGTGGCAAATATTAGTGATGAGAATTTTGGTACATCCTCTGGAATCGCAATGAAGTATAAGATGCAGGCCATGAGCAACCTTGCAAAGACAAAGGAAAGAAAATTCAGAAGCGGAATGCAGAGACGGTATAGACTGATCTTTAGCAATCCGGCATCCACTGTAAAGGGAATTCCCAGAGATGCTTGGATTAATAACGACTACAAGTTTACCCTGAATTTCCCGGCTAACTTAGCAGAAGAGACAGACATTGCATCCAAGTTAGAAGGGATCGTATCAAAGGAAACACAGCTTTCCGTTCTTTCTGTGGTGGAAAATGTACAGGATGAACTTGACCGCATAGAAGAAGAGGAGAACGCACAGAAGGATGATGCAAGAGATAGAGTCATGCAGATGACGTTTGGGGGTGTAAACGGTGAACAGCAGAACGTATTGGGCGATACGGGAAACGAGGAACCGGAACAAGAATAAGCGTGAGGAAAAACAGTACGATAAAGAAGTTGAGAAAATCTATCAAAACATGATTGATGAGATCAACAAAGAGATCAATGGATTTTACAGCCGTTACGCCACAAAGGAAGGCATCACAATGGCAGAAGCAAAAAAGCGTGTTGCAAAGATTGACATGGAAGAGTATGAGCGTAAGGCGAAGAAGTATGTAAAAGAGAAGAATTTCTCAGAGCAGGCAAATACGGAAATGAGACTCTATAACTTGACTATGAAGATAAACAGACTGGAAATGCTGAAAGCTAGAATCGGTCTTGAAATGGTGTCTGGATTTGATGAATTGCAGAAATATTATGATGAGATACTCACTAAACGGACGTTGGATGAATTCGAACGGAAAGCTGGGATTCTCGGTAAAAGTGTATCAGATCCCCTAAAAGCGGCGGAAGTGATTGTCAATGCATCGTTTAAAAATGCTACGTTCTCCGACCGGATCTGGATGTATCAAGGGATGCTAAAATCAGAGCTGGACAAATTGCTACAGACCGGTCTTATACAGGGGCAGAATCCTCGTGTATTGGCTCGACACTTGAAAGAGAGGTTTGGAGTAAGTCAGTATAACGCTGAGCGATTGATGCGAACAGAAATGGCAAGAGTGCAATCCGAAGCATCTAAGCGGTCAATGGAGGAAAATGGGTTTGAAGAATACGAGTTCATGGCAGAGGGAACAGCGTGCCCGATTTGTAGAGCGCTTGATGGAAAGCATTTTAGGGTAAAGGATATGCTTCCGGGGACAAATGCAGCTCCTATGCATCCAAATTGCAGGTGCGATGTTACTCCGTATATAGACAGAAAAGAATTTGAAAACTGGTTGGATTTTCTGGACAAAGGCGGCACCACGGAAGAGTGGAATAAGCTGAAAAAGAAGAAAAAATCCGTTGAAAAGCCGGGTAGTTCTGGTATAATGAATTCATCGAGTACGAAAGAGGATATTCAAGTGCATTCAGTGGGGAAAATTGATCGTGATATTTACAAGTGCATTACGAAGGATATTGTGACAGATGAAGTTATTATTACAGATGAGCGGATAGAGCATATTAAAGAAAGACATCCGAATGACTATGAAAGATTTTATAGCTATATTCCAGAAATCATCAGTAATCCAGATTATATCATCGAAGCTAATAAGCCAAATACAGCTGTTGTTCTGAAAGAGATTGAGGAACGAGGAGAAAAGTTCAAATTAGTTCTTAGGATCAAAGTACAAGGTGATCCGGAAGAATATAAAAATTCTATCATGACGTTCTGGCATATAGGAGAAACGACATGGAGAAAAACTTTAAAGAACAAGACGATTCTTTACAAAAAGGAATAATTTTGTTATAATTTAGGTATAATAAAAAGAGGTCTTCGAGGTGAAAAATGCGTCGTCATGCGCCACATGCTTTATGCAATGGGCAAAAGAGATGCTGGGAGTGACGCTCCAGCCGAAGGCTTCTTTTTACTTGTTATATGAATGTAGATACCACCAGTCAGAAATGGCCGGTGGTATTTTTATACCCATTTTTAAGAAAGAGGAGTGGTGTGATTGATTGTAATAGAAGTACGAAAGGATAGGATAACAGTTTCGGGACATGCACAGTACGAAGCATCAGGAAAAGACATCGTGTGCGCTGGCGTGACAGCACTTGTAACTACTCTGATCGATGCAATAACAGCATTGACAAACGATAAAATTCAATACGAAATCATGCCCGGATGGGCTGATATACATTTCAGGGATCTATCAGAAGAATCAAAGCTTCTGGTCGATTCCTTTTTTCTTGGCGTTTGTAATATCGCCAATGAATTTCCGGATCATGTTCGGATTATGTAACACATGGCAGGCGTGGAACCATTCAAAGCTACGGTTGTGCAGGCGTGGAACACTTGAAAAGCTACGGAATACGGGCAGGCGTGGATCCCCGGTAAAAGCTACGGAAGATAGGCGTGAAATCTTTAAATTACGGAGGTAGAAACAATGAAAAAAAGATTATTTATGGCGTTACAGATGTTTGCAGAGGATCCAGCAGGGACAGATCCGGCAGGGAATGACCCAGCAGGCGGTCAGGATCCGGCAGGAGCAGATCCAAAAGCGACAGAACCAAAAAACGAACCGGAAAAGAAGTACACGGATGAGGATGTAGACAGGATCATCAATCAGAAATTTGCACAAAAGTTTTCTGAATGGGAAAAGAAACAGTCTAAGGCAAAAGATGAAGCCGAAAAGCTTGCCGGGATGAACGCAGAGCAGAAAGAAAAATATGAAAATGAACAGCTTAAAAAACAGGTTCAGGAGCTGCTCCGGAAAGACGCGCTCGGAAAGATGGCAACAGTAGCCCGTGGGATGCTCGGAGAAAAGAATATCTCTGTGAGCGATGACCTTATTGAAATGCTGATTTCAGACGATGCAGAAAAGACAAAAAGCTCTGTTGATTCCTTCATTACAGCATTCCAGTCTGCGGTAGAAAAGGCTGTGAAAGATGCACTGAAAGGAAATCCACCGAAGAAAACATCGGAACCGGAATCGATCACGAAAGAACAGATTATGAAAGTGAAAGATCCACTGGAACGCCAGAAATTAATCAACGAACACATGGACTTGTTCCAGAAATAAAGAAAGGATGAAAAGATTACATGAAAAAGAAACTTTATGATTTGCAGTTATTTGCAGCAGAGACAGGGGCAAGCTTATCTACAGACCTTGAGCCTGCCATTTCTATCGATTTTACTAGTCGAATTTCTCAGAACATCAGAGAATTGAGGGATCTTCTCGGTGTTACAAACCTGATTCCGATGTCTGCCGGAACAGATATTAAGGTTTACAAATGGACGGTAGAGGAATTAGCATCGCAGGTAGGAGAAGGAGAAGTAATTACACCGACAAAGGTAAAAAGAGCTTTGGGTCAGACAATTACTCTTGATCTGGACAAATACAGGAGAGTTACCACCGCAGAAGCGATCCAGAAGGTTGGACGTACGATCGCAGTTAATGAGAGTGACGATCAGCTCATCAAAAAGGTGCAGAAAGCGGTTAAAACATCCCTTTACACCATGCTGAAAGCCGGTACTGGATCAGCAAGCGGGGCAAGTTTACAGATCGTCCTTGCAAACCTTTGGGCGAAACTTCAGGAATATTATGAAGATGAGGATGTAACCCCGATCTTCTTCATTAATCAGCAGGACGTAGCGGACTATCTTGGTACAGCACAGATCACAATGCAGACTGCCTTTGGATTTACTTATATTGAAAACTTCCTTGGACTTGGTACAGCGATTGTTTCCCCACAGGTAACAGCAAATCAGCCGATCGCAACAGCGAAAGAAAACATCAGAGGCGCCTATGTCCCGATGTCCGGTGATGTAGCCCGTACGTTTAACCTTACCGCAGATGAGACAGGATTGATCGGTATGACACATTCCACAGCTACTTCTACGGCAACGGTAGATACTTTGATTATGTCTTGTGTCAAATTCTTCCCGGAATTTGCAGACGGTGTATTCAAAGGAACCATTGCGGGGGAATAATTAGCTCTGACATTATGATACTTTATTCCGGCGGTCAGAGCTTATTAGGTAAGCGAGTATCTTCATTAGTTGGAAATGATTTGAAAGTCCTTGCGGATGGATCCGTAGTAGGAACCATTAAGAAAGTAACGGGATATACACAGTTTTCCAGTAAAAAAGAAGAGCAGAGCGGGTATTATTTCCCGTTTAAGCTTACTAAGACCGGAACGACAATGACACTGAAAAAGAATGGAGTGGCAGGAGAAGGGAAAGAAGATATGGCGTTTGACCCGGAAATTATTCTGCGAGTTTCCAGAGGAGATACCTTTACCGTAGAAGTAGATGATTCGCCTGTTGTCACTTTTAATTTTAAAAACGTCACATGGGCTTAAGGAGGTGGACGCATGTTGGAGGACGTAAAAGAACTTCTTGGAATCGCAGAGGATGATAAAACGATGGATACGAGGCTGAATATTATTATCGCGGCGACTACAAAGCGTTTAAAAGTACTTTTAGGTGGACTGGATGTGCCGGATGATCTGAAATACATTGTTACGGACGTTTCCATCATGCGGTTTAACCGGATTGGATCAGAAGGGCTTTCTTCCCATTCAGTTGAGGGAGAGAGCCTTTCTTTCGCAAGCAACGATTTTGAGCCGTATATGGACGATATCCAATCCTACCTGAACGCTCAAAAAGAAGCGACAAAGGGAAAGGTGAGATTCTTATGAGGTATGATACACCAGTATATTTCCAAAAGACTATTTCGGGTGAATATGATCCGAATACTGGAAATTATGGAGAAGATTCTGTCGATGAAACCTTGCGTTATGCTTCGGTTATGGATACAAGCATAAAAACTATGCGTCTGATCTACGGAGAAATCAGACAGGGCAGCCTTTGTATCCAGCTTCAGAACCACTACAAAGAGCCATTCGACCGCATACGGGTTGGAGACCGCATCTATACGGTAGACAGTAGCCGAAAGCTCCGAATAAAGCATACGTTTGTAGTATCGGAGGTGCAGTAATGGCTAAAAAAATAAAAATAGTTGGTTTGGATGATTTAGAATTAAAAATTAAAAATAATCTGGATATGAAGGCCGTAAAGTATGCTGTAAAACTGAATGGATCGGAAATGAATAAAAAAGCAAAGAGAAATGCTGAAAAATTTAAAGGCCATTATGAATATGTAAAAGGAAAAGGCAAACAGTTTGTAAAACCGACTGGAACATTAAAAAGAAGCATAGAGCTTGCGATAAAAGACAAAGGAATGACGGCAGAGGTTGAGCCTCATACACTTTATGGTGGTTATGTAGAACTTGGAACAAGAAAGATGCAAGCACAGCCATACCTAAAGCCTGCTTTCGATGAGCAGAAAGTGCAATTTAGAAAAGATATGGATAAGTTGACGAGGTAATATTATGGATCCACAGCAAGAAATCTTTTCGGAATTATTTAAAAGGATAAAGGAAGATGGATATGACGTATATGATGGATTTCTCCCTCCTGATAATACGCCATATCCATTTGTTTATTTAGCAGATAATCAGCAAATTGACGACAGGAATAAAACTGCCGTTTTTGGTAGCGTATACCAAACGATTGATGTTTGGAACAACAATCCAAAAAAAAGGGGAGATGTTTCACAAATTTTGCTCAAAATCAAAGGAATATGCAGAGCAATAAGAAGAACCCCCAATTTTAATTGGGATGTACGAAATATAGAGCAACGCATATTATCAGATACAACTACAACACAACCATTACTCCACGGGATTTTAAACGTGGAGTTTTATTTTGATTAAATGGAGGAATGAAAATGAAGAAAAAATTTCTTTATAGCTTACAGGCGTTTGCCGAAGCGGTTCAAGGAAAAAGAATTGTATATCTTTTTAGAATCGCATCCGAGGCATCTACTACAGCAGGCAAAAGAATTCCATTTGTAACAGAAGATAGCCGAACAAAAAGTAAAGATGCGGATTCTACGGCGACAAAAGACGGTTCAATTCGGACACCTGGTACGGCAGAAGTAGAAATTTCTACTACGCTGATTCTGTCCAAAGGAGACGAGATTGTAAAAAAATTGGAAGATGCAATGGATAATGACCAGTTAATAGAGATTTGGGAAGCAAATCTTGATGAACCGGGATCCACATATTCATCAAATAAATTTAAAGGAATGTATTTCCAAGGTTACATAACTGAATTTGAACAAACGGCATCGGCAGAAGAGCATGTGGAGATTTCTCTTACATTTGGAATTAATGGATCTGGGAAACGTGGAGAAGTTACCGTAAGCGCAGAGGAACAGGAAGAAGCAAACTATTTATTCAAAGATTCAGTACAGGAGGAATAATAAAATGAAAGAATTAACGATTAAAGGACAAGTATATCAGTTTAATTTTGGGATGGGATTCTTGAAAGATATCGACAAAACAGTGCAGATTAAATCTGAAAACGGGAAGGTGGAAGATGCAGGACTTCGGTATGCTATCGGTGGATTGATTGATGGAAACCCGAAATCAATTTGTACGATTCTTTATTATGGAAATAAAGGGCAGAATCCACGTCTTACAGAAGCTTTAATTGAAGAATTCATTGATGATCCGGACACAGATATTGATGATCTGTTTGAAGAGGTGATGGGTTTTTTAAAGAGTTCCAATGCTACGAAGTGCATTACCGAGAAGACGCTGAAAGCGGTAGAAGATATGATGAAGTAATCATTCGTAGCATTGATTATGAACAAATTGCGATTGACTGTTTTAGATATTTCGATTTTAAAAATCTAATCGAAGTTGATAAGCTAACGATTCCAGAATACAAAATGTTGGTGAAAGCTTATGAATATAAAACAGTTGATCGCAATTATTATTTACATTTACTTGCATTTTTAAATTTTGCGGTTCAGGCCCAAAGATCTGCTGGTAAAGGAAAGACAAAACCGGTATATAAGCGGTTTTCTAAATTTTTCAATTATGAAAAAGAAATCCAACGTGTGGAAGAACGAGAAAAAGGTGCTGATCGTATAAGGGATTTTTTGAAAAGAAAAGGAGGTCGCTAAATGGCAGAGACATTTTCTGTAAAAGCAATATTGAGTGCCTCCGATAAAGGATTTTCTGCCGCAATGCGGTCTGCCAGAGAAAGCATTGGTAGTTTAAAATCTACGGTTTCTAGCGGAATTGGATTCGGCGTTATGATGGCTGCCGGACAGAAAGCATTTGATGTTGTTAGCAGTGGAGTAAGTGGTTTAATTGGAGATCTAAATAGTGCTGGAGCTGCTTGGAAAACCTTTCAAGGCAACATGGAAATGAACGGACACACAGCGGCCGAAATTAAATCCATAAAAGGGGAACTTCAGGACTTTGCGGAAGCTACAATCTATAGTTCATCGGATATGGCATCGACATTTGCCCAGCTTGAAGCTGTTGGAACCAAGAATACAACAAAGTTGGTAAAAGGATTTGGAGGACTGGCAGCAGCGGCAGAAAACCCAACTCAAGCTATGAAGACGCTTTCCCAGCAGGCGACACAAATGGCGGCAAAACCTACTGTAGCTTGGGAAGATTTCAAGTTAATGTTGGAACAAACCCCGGCTGGAATTTCAGCGGTTGCAAAACAAATGGGAAAGTCTACTCAGTCTTTGATAAAAGATGTACAAAACGGGAAATTGGCTACCGAGGATTTTTTTGATGCGATATCAGCAGTGGGAACGAATGACGCATTTACCAAGCTTGCTACCGAGTATAAAACAGTGGGTCAGGCAATGGATGGGCTTTCGGAAACTGCGGCGAACAAACTTCAGCCTGCATTTGATACGCTATCTGCCGTTGGAATTAAAGCAATAAGTAAGCTGGTAGATAAAGTTGGAGAACTGGATGGAGAGAAAATTGCGGCAAAATTAACTTCTGGTTTGGATAAAATTAAGCCATACTGGGACGTATTGTCAAGCGCTGCAAGTGAAGTCGGATCAGCATTTGGAGATGCTCTTTCCTCTATTACATCTGAGCTTGGAAAACTGACAGGTGCATTTGGAAGTACAGAAAGTATTCAAAATTTTTCTGACGTTATTAATTCAGCAAAAGGAGCACTTACTACATTTGCTGGATTTTTAGAAGAGCATTCAGATATTATTGCAAAATTAATCACACAGCTACCTAAGTTACTGGTTGCATATAAAGGATTTAAGATAGTAAGCGCCGTTGCTCCTGGAATGGCCGGATTTACAAAAGCTGTGGCCGGACTGGCAGCGCAGGGAATCAGTGGATTGGCAAGTAAACTTCTTGGACTTGGGACATCTCAAAAAACAGTGGGAGATATGAGTGCATTAAGCGCTCAAAAAATACTGGCTTCTGCAGCGTCGTTTGTTGCTCTTGGAGCTGGATTTGCATTGATAAGTGTAGGATTTTCATTACTATCAAATTCTGCAATCAGTTTGGCAAATGCAGGACCTTTGGCGATTGCTGTAATGGTTGGGATGGTTGCGGCTATTGCAGGACTTGCAGTAGGAGCGGCTGCGTTAGGGCCATCCTTGACGGCTGGAGCAGTTGGATTTGTTGCTTTTGGTGCGGCAATCGCACTTGTTGGAACAGGCGCATTGCTGGCGAGTACAGCACTGGCAGTTGTAGCATCAGTTCTTCCGACAGTTGTACAGTACGGAACGCAGGGCGCGGTTTCCATAGCAGCTCTTAGTGCTGCTATGGTGGCATTTTCAGTAGGTGCGGCTGCGGCTGGTGTTGCAAGTGTTGCGTTAGGAGTTGGGCTTGTGGCAGTAGGTGCAGGCCTTACAGTGGTTGGAGCGGCGGTAGTAGTGGTCTCAGCCGGGGTACTTGCTTTAGCAGCAGGTGCGACATTGCTTGGTGCGGGACTTACTTTAGTTGCTACGTCTGCAACAATTCTAGGTGCCGCACTTCCGTTGGTCGCAACAGGGGCTATGACCAGTGTTGCCTCATTAACAGCAATGCTGGCGGCTGCAACAGCGCTAAGCGCAGTAATACTTTTACTTAGTACGTCGGTTGTTGCGCTTGGAGTAGCGGCAGCGGCTGGAACCGTTGGAATTGCGGCCTTTGGTCTTGGAATGACGGCGGCAGCGGTCGGGGTTGCTGCAATGTCTGTTGCACTGAAAGCAGTCAACTCATCCATGAAGTCCATTGCGAAAAATGCGAAGTCAGCTAAAAGTTCGATTTCAAGTATGAAGAGTTCGTTGAATATCGTAAACGAGGGACTGGATGCGTTGGGAAGTAAAGCAAAATCAGCGATTAATTCTTTTATCAAGTCCTTTTCCAACGCAGAAAGTAAGGCAAAAACAGCAGGACGAAACATCGGAAATAATATTAATGATGGAGTAAAATCTGGACTAAACAAATTGCCATCTACTGTTAATAACGCAATGAACCAATTCAATTCAGGAATTCGGTCTGGTGGAAATCAGGCGATTTCATCAGCGAGAAGCATATCAAGTTCGATTTCATCTGCTTTACGATCAGCAGGAAATTCATCGTATTCCAGTGGTCGCTATATCGGACAGGGACTTGCAAATGGTATGCGTTCGATGCTTGGAACAGTGCGTAGTGTAGCGGCGCAGTTGGCAGCGGCGGCGGATGCGGCAATCCGGGCAAAAGCCAGAATTCACAGTCCTTCTAAAGTATCAAAAAAAGATGGTGCTTACTGGGGAGAAGGATGGGTGCTAGGAATCTTAAGTAAAGTCAAAGATACAAGAAATGCTATTACGGAGCTTTTGTATATGCCGAAGATGGGCACTCCAGCTTTATCTCTGGCAGGCACTAACGGCCTGACTTTGAATGATGACTACGAGTATGGAGAACCAAATCATACATATACCATCTATGTTATATCCGAACTTGACGGAAAACAGGTTGCAAAGTCTACCGCTGTATATACGCAAAAAGAGCTAGAAAAACTGGAAAAGCAGAATAACCGGAAACACGGAATCAGATAAGGAGGGCATATGTACGATTTTATAGACATCACAGAATCACAAACAGGAAACGGCCTTCCCTCCGAGGCAATTAACGTGAACGGAGAGTATATTGAAGACCATCTTCCGGGCTACCGTACTTTATATACAGAAGGCAGGGAGATGCTGGAATCCGAAGTGACGGAGATTCAGATTGGAAGCCAAAATGGAACCAGATACCAATATAAGCTAGATACTCCCAGAGAGATCACGGTTCATTATCAGATTCTCAGCAGTTCACCAGAGGATTTCCGTAATAAATTCAATGAGCTGTGCAGGATCCTTGACCAAGAGGAAATGAAGATTATTTTCGCTGATGAGGATGATAAATATTTTATTGGTACAAAGACAAGCTTTGACGCTCCGGAACCGGGGCGTCTTAGCACGACAGGAAGTTATACAATATATTGTGCGGATCCTTATAAATATAGCGTAGCAGAAAAGAAATCGGAAAACAGCGGATCCACGCAAATTACACTGCAAAATAATGGTTCGAAGTCGGTTCCTATCAACATCAAAGCCACCATGAATTCAGATAACGGCTACATCGCGTTTACCCTGGGAGACCGGTTCTACCAGATCGGGAAACCGGAAGAGGTAGACGGAAA